GCTACAGTACCTGCATTCTGCTGTTGTGTATTTGTGTTTTCAGTCTGTGCCTTATAGCCACTATCAATGTCAATAATACCAAGAGCATCGCCTCTGTTTTCACAAACTTCAAGAACCTTAGCGGTCAATGCAGAGTTGAAAATACCAGGCATTGTTAAGATATTCATCTCGACGTTTTCTGGATCTGCAATAGTGTCAATAGCACGTCGTACACTATAGTAAGCGTAGTTTGATGTATCAGATCCACCATCGAGGTCCGTATTGTTGAATGGTTCTTTGTCTCTGATATCAAGACCATCAAATCCTCCGACAAGAGGAACGGTAAATCGGTCGTAACCCATGTCAAGAACTTGCTCGTAAGTTCCACTAACAGCAGAGAAAGAAGTTCCTGCGTTACGAGAGCCAGAACTATAAACAGCGATTTCACCCGCGTCTCCACTATTAGAAGACTTTAGATCATCTAAGGTAAACACATAAGAGAATTCTGTTCCAGCACCAACGGTGAAGCTGTCAGCAGAATTTGGCAATGCTCTAACAATATCAATGTAACTGCTTTCAAAACGATTGTTTCCGTTTTGTGTTGTATCAATACCAAAGTAGGCATTTGTTGGGTCTGGAATATCACCATCGGAAGCACTAACTCTTAAGGGCAATGCTGGATAGTCAACGGTTCCTGTGAAACGACCTTGTGTTGAAGTTCCATCTTGAACAAACCAGAATGGGTTGTCAACTCCGTGGCTAAATGGATGTGCGATACCGGAAGCACCTGTAACGTAGGTATCAGGTGGAGTATCACTGCTGGAAAGGATTGGTGCTGAAGTTTTACCCCAGTTCTTAAATCGGATAGGACCGAACGAACCGAATGGCAAGAGCCTTGCATCAGTAGCGGCTGCTTCAACGTCTTCATTCATTTCAACGCGAATGATGGAGGATTGATTTACAAAGTTTCCATAAGTGCGGTAACGGCGCTCAGTATCATCCCAAACAATGTGTTGATCACCAATAACTCTTGCAATGTACTTTGGATGATTAGGGTTTAAGTTTACAGAACTATATCTTTCTAATACAACGGGTGCATTGTCATTATCCTTAACATCACGCACCTCGACAGAGAAAGAACCATAGGGATCAACCTCATTTGAGGATGCCTTAATGTCTGTGATAGAGACCTTAACTCTTTTTTGTTGATCATCGCCCGAATCAAGCGTATAGAACTTGAACAACTTGGTCATAGAGTCGGCAACGAATCCAGTGGATACGGATTGAAGATCCTGGGAAATAATCCAAGGTGTTTGCGCTGCTCTAAAGCCGAAGCGGAAATTCGCTGCACTGTTGGAGCCACTATCCAAGCCAAGAATAACAGCATGAGATGCGCCTGTAATTTTATCAGCAACCTCTCTCTCATAACTTGGTCCAAGCCAGTAAGTTTCTTTTTGTGCTGTTCTTGTAATCGCAGTATTAATAAGTGTTGGGTTTGTGTTAAACACCTTGCGAAGGTACTTAGAACTTGAGCGTGTAAAGTCAAAAGCAGTCTCTTTAACAAGAGATCCATCTTTATCTTTGATAAGAACTTTATACTCAACCGTAGCTGCTCCAGCAACTCCAGAAGAACTTAAGTCCTTGAACAAAACAGCGGAGCCAGTTGCAATAGTAGTGCCCGCTCTGACTGTACCCGAAAGCTCAATCGAACCCTCATCAAGATACCACTTAGCAGCAAGAACACCAGTAACAGGTGTGACAGCGGAGGCAGATGGGAAAAGGAAAAGTCCATATGCGCCACCATTGACTGCGGGATCTAAATCGTTAGACCCAGAAACCTGCCAGCCTGCTTCACCCGCGCCGCCGTCAGCAACTTGTGAACTCTGTCCACCAAGGAGACGAACAACAGTTAAAGCATTGCTATTACGCAAGTAAGCCTGAGCGGCATACGCAGCGTAAGTAGGTGCAGTGTAATTGCCATTACGCCATACATCATCGCCAGAACCGCCAGGAATTGGATTACCAAAAACCTGAACAAACTCTGAAAAAGAGTTAACTTTAACGGGACGCATTCCTGGTCCTCGTTCTGTTCTACCAATAACTACTGGACCGACCTCATCTGGGAGGGCGGGTAATTGTGAATTGTCGATTTCATTGATAAAAATACCGGGTGAAATAAACTTAAAAGATTTAACTGACATTATGAAGTGTCTCCTTGTCGCTCTTCAAAAATCTTGAGAATAAAATATTCTGATTATCGTTAATAAATAGTTAATAAATTGACGAAAGTCCTAAATATAACTTTATGAACGATAAAAAGGAACATTACCACTGACATGGACATGTTCAGGTATATCACCAAGGATCACATGCTCTCTTGGAATCTTTACTTCAACGGCGTTTTCTCTGCGTACAATCTTGGGGCGCTCTTCGTTTTTGTCGGCTCCCATGATGTAGCCAATAACTCTAAAATTAATTTGTGTCTCGTATCCTCGGGCGTCTTCAAGGAGCGAGGATGCGTTGTTATTTAGTGCGTAGTCGGACTCAACAAACACCTCAAAGCGATGATTGTCTTTTTCGACAACTGTGTAATTAATCGCACTAGTTTTTGTCATGAAAGGTGTGATAATTTCATTAATTTGTTGTTGATATTCAGCCATCACTGTTAAAGTATAAGTAACCTCAAGGTAAACTGGAATTGGAACCGTGATTGTTTCATAAACAACTTTATCATTTTTCCCTGGGAAATTGTTCTGTCCTGTGCCAACAACATTGTGTACCAATCTTTTTGAATCAGCGTTAGCAAAATTAGCTGTCTTGTTTTGTTTAATAGTTCTCGCGATGGTCATAGAGCCACCTTTAATATCACCAAGGTTTTCCGCCGCTGCATAGTAAGCTCCACGCTTTGCCAAGTCTTTTGAAATACCTGTGCGCTCAATACTCATAATTGGATAAATCAACCAGCCATTGACATCACGAAGTTCTCTGTTATGTTTAATCTGATAAGCTCTTTCGGCACCAGCCCAAATGAATGGCACCTTCTTAAATCCCTTATTTGTAGAACAAAAGATATCAAGGTCTTCATCAACAAACTCAAAGATCGCGCGGTCGATTGTCTCAATAGTTGAGGGCTGAAGCTCTATTTCTTTTACCGGAGCAAGCTCTTGCTTTCTTGGATTGTCATTAGGTGGCATCGAATAGTCCCTCTCTTGAATAGTATGCTGTAGCTACGATTTCAAATGTGTGATCAATCTGTCCAAATAATTGTCTTGCCCACTGGGTGCTGACAATCTCGTAGTAATAATCGCCATACAAAACAAAGTCGCCTTCGCGAACATAAAGGTCTTGGTCTTCAATCAGCCTTCTCTTGTGGAAGTGAATTGTGATCGTGTTTTGTTTATCCATACCAGCGACTGTATCTGCTTTTGTCTCTGTGCTCTGATAGTCCACCAGAGCATACACACGAACAGGTGGTAAGAATGATTTTTCTATAGCCTCGCCATAAAGATTGTTGTACTGCGTGATTGAATCGTCAATCGGATAATAAACAATTTGCTGTCCTATAACGCGCTCAATAAGCTCGTCATTAACTTGCTTAACAAGGTTGCGTTCTTTTTCACCGAGGAACAGGGGGGGCGGTGGCTGGTCTGGCTGTCTCCATTTTTCGTCGTCTGACATTTATTCTCCCCCTTACCCTACGAAAACGCCTGCTGGTATTTTCTGACTGAGGTTGTTGACACTATCTGCGATCTCTGAATCCTTAGCAGCAAGAGCTTGATAGGTCAACTGATCCAAGACATCGCTCAATTCGCCTCTGAGATTTGTTTGTTCTTCACGAGCCTCGCTGATTAGTGCTGTTCCGTTAAGAGTCACAGACTCACCAGGAATTGGTACAGTAGCAAACTTGGAGCGGATCTGTCCAAGTGTTTCTTTTGATAATGCGAGAGCAAAACGACGAATCCATTGCTTTCCGATTGAGTTAATGTTTGCATATGGAATATTAGCAAATGGAATTGTATTCATATTGTTAATCCCTTCAATTCCAGAAACAGAGCCAGATGTTTCGGTCCACGCATCTTCAAGGATCCTAAAGTCAAAATGAAAAAACTCGGGTGTGATACTGCCTGGGCTCACAGGGATTGGGAAAAGTCTTAACTTATTGTTGTCTAGCTGGAATGAGTAGTGTGAATTTCTTGTGTAGATTGCATCCTCAAACTCCATCGCCTGTGATTTGTTTTGCCAAACTGGAATCAACTGGAAAGTTGAGTCGTCTGCATATTGACCATAATTAGCTAAGTTACCAACCGTGTTGAGTCCGCCATAATATCCAAAGAACCTCCACATAGCGTGTGGTGACTTATAATATACCTTATCAACAATAACCCTCTTGCCACTGACCAGACCACTATAAGGTACTGGATCTCCAGTTGCTTTGTCTAAGTTATTATTTGACGCACTCAAAATAATTGCCCCCAAGTCATAGTCTTGTATATCGTCTATTGGGGCAAAAGAGCCAGAGTAAATTGTTGTTACTCCGCCAATTCCAACTTGGGTGGAGATCGCATCACCATATTTTTGATTTAAAGCAAAGGTAACTTTTGGATATTTTAGGGCAATGTGCGTACCACTTAGACTTGATGAAAGTTCTCCCTCTTTTAACTCACCATCATGATCAAAAGTGCCTGTAGTCATACCAAGAATATCAGAGAGAATATTCTTTGACTGATGCATGTTCACAATATAGGAATATTCTAATACTGCTTCTTCATAAGCAGCGTATACACTTCCGGTTGTTAACTCAATATCTAAGACATCGCCACCAAGTTTCTGGTATGTATAGTTTATTTGATCTGCGGCACCTGATAAAAAATCTGTGTGCGTATCATATACACCAATTGGTGTTTGTAAGCTTACATCTGAAGCTGATCCAGAGCGTGGTAAAACAATAGCACTTACTTGGCTATCTGGAGTTAAAGTGGGTATCGCCATTAATTATAAGTCTCCTCTCATTAAATAGTTGACGGCATAAAGAAAACCCCCGCCAATTGCTTGACGAGGGAATTCTTTTATTCTACGAGTTGATTAATCGTATCAAACGAGATCAACAACGATGACGAGTCCGTACATGTCGGGACGTACCATCTTCTTGCCGTAGCGAGTCATCACACCCTTGCGAGGTACGAAGTCTTCGGTTCCGAAGATAGTAGGAGTGACCTGTAATGGCACATAAGGTGCGTAGACGTATCCACTCTCTAAGAAGGATCCACCCTTGCGACCAACGAGGATCACGTTACGGGGGAAGTAAGGATCGACATAAACGTCCCACTTCTTGGAAAGTGCGCCAACCTTAACAGCGCCAACGGTTCCGCGTTCTGCATCAGCAGTCACGGAAGCACGGAATCCAGCGGTAAACTCAAGGACGTTAGCAACTTCAGGTCCGACGACGATGAAGTTAGCTCCGCCGCGAAGAGTCTTGCGATGGATTTGTGCAGACACGTCGTTGATGGTCTCAACGAGAGTCTCGTACCACTCGGAAACAGTACCGGTGAAGTCTGGAGTTGCTGTAGTAGCACCAATCTCCTGACCAGTAAGTCTGTTTACAAACTTACCAGCGTGACGTGACCAGTAATATTTACCAGCGGTTTGACCTTTAACGAGGTCTTCAAGAATCTCACGATCAATCTCAAGAGCAATTTGCTCAGAAAGAATAGAAGTAAGTTCAACCTCTGCATCAAGGTTGTGGTATGCGTTAAGATCTTGTCCTAACTCAGGGGTCCACTTAGCCTTGAGCTTTTTGGTGATCGCGGTGATGGACACAGAATCAACCTTAATGTCGATTTCTGGGATAACACCAGCGGTTGCGCCAACAGCATTGGAAGCCTGCTCTGCACCCCAAAGGTCATCACCGAGGACGGAGCCAAGGGCACCACCAGCGATGAAGTCATCATCCATTGCAAACTCAAGTTGCAGTGGGGAGTGAGAGAAAGATGCCGACAATTGGGCAACTGTTCTAGTATCAGAAGCGATAACGGTAAGGATGTGAGCCTTTTCGTCACCAGCGCCGTAGATACCATTGTTAGCAACAGAGCCAGAATACTGGTTCAAGCGACGGACATGAAGTCCCTCAGAACCGGTAATTGCCACACCAGCGTGTGTCAACAACTCAGCAGCAATGAGATCGTCTTGGTTGAATTGACCAGGAACAGCGGTTCTGAGAACAATAAGATTTGTTGTTCCAGAGGTAAAGTCTGGGTCATAACGGACGAGTCGGTCAAGAAGACCTGCTGCGGCTGCTGCATCTGCACCACCTGGAACACGGACGAAGGAAGTTCCTCCGAATGTACCAGAAAGGATTGCCTCACCAGCAGCAACTGCTGTAGAACCAGTTGGTGAAGAATAACCATTGTTTAATGCGTAGAAAGAATCCTCTGCACTGTCGCCGGTAAGACTAACACCACCAGTGATTTGAGATGCCACAGCACCACCACCATAAAGTGATTCACCTGATTCATATCCAAGTCTTCTACCAGTCTCGTTGGAAACTGTGAAGTCAAGGAAGAAGATGAGTCCACTAGGGAGACTCATTGGTTGAACGGAAACGAGATCGTTTGCGATCAAGCCGCCGAATACACGACGGACAATTGGGAATGCAACTGCTGCGAAGCCTTCAACATCGCCTGCTGCCATTGCGGAAGTTTCACGAAGAAGCTCCCTAGCTTGGTTCTCTAAAAGACGAGCCATGCTATTACGAGTGCGGTCATTACCGAGTCCTTCAAGAAGTCCTGTCTTCTCCCACTTGGAAAGAAG